TGCACACTTCTTGAAATATGCTCTGCTTTTGTGTCAGTATTAGGGTTTTGAACATCAGCTAAAGCTTCTGCATCAGATGTATATTCTTGACCTGTTTCTAAATTTTTAAGAGTTACTTCTACTCTTGGTCTGTAGATGGCAATTTGTCTTCCTTCTACAACTTCGTATTTTATTGATTCTTCTTGTTCTACAAACGGCATTATCTATCCTCTCTATTCATTTCTAAAATTGATACCATACCACTTATACCAGTTACGTTAGAAGATGCAATCTTTAGAATATCTCCTTCTTCTAATACTATTGGTCCAGAAGCTAAATTACATATAGTAGGTCCTGTAATAGAAGCATAAGCTATTTGATAATCTGTGGATGCTGATGAATCAGTTACTGATACTATAACTATCTTTGATCCTGATTCATTAGTTATTTGTATATTTTGTACAATAGATCTTGAGTTAGAAGGTACTGTATAAACAGATACAGCTCCAGTTCCAGACGGATCGTAAAATGAATTTTTATAAATATTTGCCATTATGTTAAATCATACCATTTAATTAATCCAGATACATCTCCATTCGCAGCCCCAGGTCTTACACCTAAAGTTAAAGTATCGGAAGTTCCACCAATTGTTTGTCCAAGTTGATTTGAAAAAGCTATGAAATCTCCTCCTAAAGCAAACGGAGCAGTTTTACCACCTAAATAACCTCCAGCAACTCTTGTACCTGTTGAAGTTAAATCAACCGTTGTTAAATCATATTCTACATTATCACTAAAACTTGTATAAGAAAATGCAGAAGAAGGAGTAGCATTAAAAAATAAACCCCACTCAAAATCTCCATTAGATATATTTAAAACATCTATACCTGCAGGAACTATAACCGCATAAGGTCTTCCTGATTTAATTCTAATCGTTGCAATATTATAATAAGTATTGGCTGTGCCTAAATTTACGCCAGCATTAATTTGTGAAGTTCCAATCATTTGTTCTAATCCTTCTGGAGAATAACCTCCTTCAGAAATACAAGAAGAACATATTTGTTGTAAGGTATAAGTTCCAGAAGCTAATGTAGCTGCTGTCTCTATTTCATATCGTATTGGTAAATTTGCAGTTTGCATATAAACAGTTGTTAAACTATTAGCATTGAAAAAAGTATGTGCGGTAATTAATTGACCATTAATAACAAATCCAACTCTAACAGAACCTACTCCTAACCATTCAATATCTATAAATAATATATTTGATTTTGCTGGATCTAATGTAAATCCACTTGCACCTGTTCCATCTAACTTATCTCCATTCCAACTAGACTGAGATATTTCAGTATCAACCGGTGATCCCGATGTATAAGTACGTCTAACTATTTTAAGTGTTGTTCCATCTGCATAAAAAAAGATTCCATTATTAACATCAAATAACCCAACCTTTTGTTTTAAATTTGCAGTCAAAGTATTCATTACAAATGTATTAAAAATAAGTAATGATTTACCAGGTTGATAAGACATAACTCTTTTAGATTGTCTTATAGTTTTGTCTCCACTTACTTGTGTTACATTTAAATTAACTGTTGATTTATTAGCGGTATAACTAACTGTTCCACTACCTGTTAAAGATTCATCAAATAAATTATTCTTTGACATAATGTTTTTACTGTCAAAGATTGTAAGTGGGTTTGATACTCTTAATCTTCCAAAGGCATCTAAAGTATTACCACCGAAAGTAACTAACTGACCACTACCAATATTTACATTATCACAAGACATTAACACTTACCTCCATTTGACATAAACCAAGTAAATCGTTCAGTATCTTCTTTTAAATCTTTTAAAAAAGTAGAGTTTAATTGTTCTACAATAATACGTAGAGCTCTATTAATCTGTCTTTGATTATCCACTTCGTATTGTGATTTTGGTTCAGGTACTCTTACATTAATTTTAGCCATTATCTTCTTCCATCTGGTTGAACGTCAATTTGGAATGTTCCAAATCTCCAGTTTTCACCTGAGTTAATATTTTCTATTTTAATACTTCCATATCTTCCTCTTGCTCTAGTACTTACATATTGAGTAGAAGAAGTAATTGTAAATGGACTATATGTAGAATTAGTAGTTGGATCTGTTGGCCAGTCTGTTACTGATATAGAAATCTGATTACTTCCTGTTAATACTTTAAAATCAGGTAAGAATCTTCTCATTGATAAAAAAACTTCGCTTTGATCTTTTTGTAAAGAAAAATCAAAAGATTGAATAAAAGAAGTTAAAGTTGTTGTAGAGCCATCTGGATTAATTTGATCTGTTCCTGTTTCTTGTTCAAATAAAACAGTTTGTCCTAATCCTGTTTCACCTATGACTGTTGGAAAAGTTCCAGTACTAGTATCATTGAATTTAGTTGCGTAAGGTCTAGGATAGATTAATGAATCAATCCAACTAGTTCTCATAGAAGTAGAACTTGTATTAGTGTACCAAGTACCTAATGCAAGTTGTCTATTTGCATCTGTATAGTTATAAACAACGGATCTATCAACATATGAAGAACCTTGTGTTGGATACCACCAAGTTACTTCTGTATATAAATTATTTAAACCCGCACTAATTTGTTGACCTTTTGTTGTGTCTATATCATTAAAAACATAATCTTCAACAGAACATGGTAGTGTTTTAACTGTTCCGTCAAATGCAAAGAATCCACTATTACTCATCCAATAAGCAATACCGTCAATTTCTACTGCAGCATTTTTACCAATTAAACCGCAATTAGTTCCTACTTGTTCAAATCCAAATGTAAAAGGAGCTCCTACAAATTTCATTGTATATAAAGCATTGTCTGTCCAAACTAGAATAGTTTCTTTCGCGTTCAGCGCTCCGACAATCTTTGTACCATCTTGTAATCTAAACGAACCGGCGGTATTGGTTGCTTTAATTTCATATTCATTAATACCTTCTACTGTTGAAAAACGAATAAACATATTGTCTTGTGTGTCTTCATCATTAAGAGTTGTACAAGTTCCAAAATGAATTAAGTGTCTTGTTGTAGGTGATATTAAAGTTAATCTAGATGCAACTGGGTTATTGGTTGTTTCAAATCCAGAAGTTGTTTGTGAAGCTCTAGTTGTTAATCTTGCTGTAATGCTAGAATCCCAAGTAAAAGTTTTACCATTTGCAATGGTTGCAACTAATACATCTCCATAGTTATCTAAAGACCAAAGTCCTGGTTCTAAAGTAGTACTTGAAGCTAATACGGCTGTTCCCCAACCTGTATAATTTGTTGCGTTAGTAACGGTTGTACCATCCGCATGAGTTACATCAGCTGTTCCAAATTGACCTCTAATAATACCTGAAATTGTATTTGTTCCAGTATTATTAGATGAATAAGTCATTAATTCATTTCCAATAAGTAATGTTCCAGATGATGGAAATGCAGAAGAATCCGTAAGTATAACTGAAGTTGCTCCAGCTGCAAAATTTCCACCATTATTAATAGTAGTCACTGATGCTCCTGAAACTGTTCCACCAAATTGACTTACACCAAATCCATATCCATAGGTTTGTACTGCAGGACCTACTGATGCGTATGGTTTAACTGTCATACTTCCACCTGTTGCAACTATTGCTGTTGCTTGATTTAATGAATCAATAGTAAATGTTGTTGGAGTTGGAACTGTTAATACTTGAAATAGTTTATCTTCAAAATCAGCAGCATTTAGACCTGTACCAGAAGGTAATGTAACAGTATCTAATACGATCATATCTCCAGCAATTAAACCGTGATTAGTAGATGTGGTAATTGTACATTGTTTAGTAGTAGTACTATCAGTTGCTAAAGTAGAAGATGTAAAAGTAACAATAGTACCTGTATTATCTGTTCTAAATGGAGTTATATCAAAAAGCTGTCCTTCAAAGTATATAAGTAAAAATTTATCAGTACCTAATGCAACATATCTGTTTCCAGATTTGTCCACAAAGTCCAACATCTTTCTACAAACACCTACAATTGTTTCATTTAATAAAGATGCCCAACCTCCTACTTTTTCAGGAAGTCCATATCTAAATCTTACATTATCTGAATCTATCCATCTGCCAAATGCACCTACGGCAGTATTTTGTTTGTCAATTCCTGGAGCGAATTTGATTTCTGAAAGAGCCATGGATTAGCTCCTATGCTGTGTTAGTCTTATAAGTCCAACCTTGAGTAGCATTTACATAGACTAATGTAATGGATTGTCTGTTTGTATTTAAAGTTAAAGCAGAAGCTGCTCCTAAAATGTTAAGACCATTATTACCAACTACACAATTGTTTGACGCAAAGAAGTTATAACCATCAATAATGGTTACTTCATCTCCTACACTTGCTGAAGAAGGTAAAGTTACTGTAACTGGGTTAGTTCTTGTATCTACAATTATTTGATCTCCTGCTACCGCTAAATAAGGTGAATTAGTATCACTAATAGAGTTATATCCTTTTTGCATCATACCAATAGATGTCAAAGTATTTGCTCCATCCGATACTAATAATAAAGTAGATCCAACTGGAACTTTAGTCGCCGATGCTTGACCTGTTGTTAATACCCCAATAGTATAATTAGAAGTTGTTCTAACAGTTGCATCCTGAATTATAAAAACTCTATTTGCATTACCTCCTGTTGTTGATGCAGGCATAGTAACTGTACAGTTTCCTGTTAATGTTCCTGTAAGTTTAATATAGAATTTTTTACCATTAGCAGTATCTGAACCATCCGCTAAACTTAAATTAGTATTACCTGTTGTAAGAGTTAAAGTTGTATATCCAGAAGATGCTGATTGTAAAATTTGTAAGTTAGTATTTGTAATTGTTCCCCATAGTCCAGCTTTTTCACCGGTTGCTACAAGTTCTAAAGATAAGTCTGTTGAGTATGTTGATGCCATAATTTAATAAGGTACTATTGGTGTCCATACCATATTTGCTCCTGGTATGATTTCATTCCACACAATAACGTTTGTTCCGCCTCCGCCGTTGCTATCTAATGTTAATGGATTTCCATTTACACTTACATTTGATGTTCCGGATATTGTAACTGTTCCGCTGGTAATAGTCAATTGATTTCCAGTAACTGTAACTCCAGCTGTTCCTGATACACTAACAGAGCCAGTAGCCATTACTAACGGCGATCCGGTTACATCGGTTTGACCAGTACCTGAAATAGTAATAGTTCCGATACCTAAATATAGCGGATCGGCACCTGATGTTTGTACAATAGAAGTAGTTGAAATTCCAACAGGTCCTATTGTTAATATTAAGTTATTACCGGATACGGCAATACTTACACTGTTATCATCACCAACAGTGGAAAAGGGAAACCTTGCAAATGTATCAAATCCTAAAAGCATAAATTATAACGGAGAGGGATGGTATGTGGAGGTCCCTCTCCGTGATAATTATATCAGCCTTTAAACCAAGATGGAAGTCCTAAATGTTTTCTTTTATCAAAGATATTGTCTTTTGCGCCTTTAGTAGATGCATTATTATAGTGTAAAAACACTTGGCCACAATCCTGACCTTCAAACTTTTCTCGCCAGTGTTCTAATAAATTACCTCTATAAACTAACATATCTCCAGGTTTTAAATCCACTTTAATACCCTTGGTATTGTCTGATATATAACCTTTACCTTCCACTACTCCACCTTTCTTGGGATCCTTTTCTATATATATAGGCCATTTGTCCCCACCTAAATTAAGAGTAGTAGAAATTTCACATGAGAATCTATCTTTGTGGCGATGTAAGACATCTCCATTTTTATAAATTCTAGCATAAGAATATGTTGGAATTAATTTTAATCCTGTTTGTTTTTCCATAATAGGTTGAACTGCTAATAACAAAGTTTCCATAGCAATATCTGCATAATGAGAATAAGTATTTGGAACTTGTTCATCATTCCATACACCAAACTCAGTTGTGAATGGAGAAATGTATCTTGCATCAAACATTGTTCTTGCAACTTGTCTTTTCATTAAAAAATAATTGTAGACAAAATTTGCAATACTTGGATCTATTGCTTTTTCAATTACTGTAAACCTATCTTTTTTAAAATTATATTTAGCCATTATATATTTACCTTTGCCATTTCTTTTGGAACTGCTTGTATGTTAAAATGGATAAATCTAAATGGTTCTTTACCATGATCTACCGCATACTCATGTTCCATATATCCTGGAAAGAATATAAGCGTTCCTGGTTTAACTTTAAAGTGTATGAGTTCTGTACCATGTGTAATTGCATCTGGTTTCTTAAGCTTTAATTTTGTACAGCGTGCGCCGGTCCGTGGTTCGTGGAATATTGGATAAGAAGTATTTTCACTTGCTTTAAGAAAATAAAATCCACCTACATGTTGATTCCAATGAATGTGCGCGGAATGATGTCCACCACCATTTTTAGCAAATTCTTGTACCCAGCTTTCAGAAAAGAAAGTTGTATATTGTTGCATATCAAATCCTTGCCAATCTAAAAACTCCCAAGCTTTTTGACCAACATAATCATGAAAATCTTTAAACTTAGTATCAACAGTTAATGGTGTTGAATGATACGAAGTTCCAAAATCTCCATTTTTTTTAATATCAGCTTTTCTTAAATCTCTTGCTTCTTTAATATATTTGTCAGTTGCTTTAGTAAGCGACTTTACAAATTCTGGTTTTTCTTCCATCCAGATTGGTGTCTTAAAGTACTCATTTATAAACATGTTAATTTACATCCTTTCTATATTTGTTTAAGTAGTTTAACATTTCCTTAAGGCGATCTTCTACTACAGAAACATCTGTATTACAAGTTACGCACAATAAAGCTCTTACTTGATTTGTTTTATGATCATGATCTACACATAAAGTTCTAGTTAAATTATTTTGATGTCTTTTACAAATAGCACATTTACCTTTTTGTTGTTCAAACATTTTATTATAATCATCTAATGTAATTCCATATCCATATTTTAATAAAGAATTCTTACGTTTATGTGGATATTTTTTATTATTTTCTTTTTGTCTTTTTAAAATTTTTTCTTTATTTTTTTGATAATATTTTTTTCCATTATCTCTTTCTTTTTTATAGTTTTTTAAATACTGTTCTTTTCTATTTTGTTTTTTTTCTTCAATAGTTTTAGTCATATTATTTAAATGGATATCCTAAATTCCAAACTACTAATGAGTATCTGGTTCCTCTAGTTACTGGTTGAACCCTATGCCATACGAAACTTGGAAATACAACAATACTTCCTTTAGGTAATATTTCTTTAACTGTAATTAAATGTTTATCTTCATCACGCATGTGAGGATCATAGTTTCTTGTATCAAATTGTAATTCTCCTCCGGAATATTCTGAACCATCTGTTAATTGACAAGTCATAGATAATTTTCTAATTTTACCATGTGTATTAGGATCGTTTGGATTATCATATGGTTTATCAAAGGCATCCATGTGCCAATTGTAAAACTGATTTAGCTTATATTTAGTAAATTGACATGATTCAGAAAAATCCCAATCAAAATTCCACCCTGCTAATTTATTAGCCTCGTGCACGTACGGGTGTATTTCTTTATAAATCCATTTATCATTTAACCAAACAATGTTAGAATTTCTTTTCTTTTTTAAATCTATAACTTCTTCTTCTTTTAAAGGTTGTTCTTTTAAATTTCTTTTTTGGCCAAATCCACCTGTTAAAGCTAAATCTTCTTGATGACTTAAACCATATTTAATAATGTCATCACAAATCTTTGGTGGTATTGCTGATTTAAAATACCAAAAATAGTTAGATAAATTCATAAGTTGTAGTTAGTATAAAGTTTAATTGTTCTGATGTATTAGCAGTTATATGATATCTTTGTGTAGAAGGAAACATTACAAAATCATTATTATTTAAAGGTATTTCCCAACTTCTACCTTTTCTTCTATTGTCATCATATTCTATAAATACTTTACAAGAATCTTTACCAACGTTCACTCCATAAAGCATTACATAATCTGGTGAATGTCTTAAATCTACCGGATCAACTTGTAATAATGAATTTGAATGTTGTCTTGGTTTATAAATATTACCAATTGTTTTTTTATGAACTAATGTGAAACCATATTCTAAATTAATATGTTCTCTTAAATATGTTTGTAACATATCCCAAGATCTTGAAAATGGAAATTCTCTATTGTAAATAGTAGATGATAAAATATCAGCGCCCAACTTTTCTCGGTCTATTTCAAAACCTTTGGGCATTTCTACTTGACCGAAATGTAGGTCTATTTGTGATAAAACTTTCTTATGCATACCTGTGCAGATATGTAATAAGATTTTATACTAATGTCAAGTGTAATTAAGGTCTAGTTTTTAGATCCCAAGACTGTCCAGCTTCATTCCACTGATAATAAGATCTAGCTGTAATTTGTTCTTCAGTTAATGCCGGTGCATCACCAATTGGTGATTTCCAAGATGCTGTTGGAATGTGTTTTACCCACGAAGCATAAGGTTTCTTTGGCCAAAAGATTTGATCATCTTCATCCCAAGTATATCCAATTCCTGCGTAATTTCCTCTAAATGCTTTTGTATTATCACCAGAAGAATGTTTTCCACCTGCTGTATTGTAAGATGTTTGAATCCACATCTGAGCCGGCCAGTTATTGTGTCTCTCTAGATATTGTTGACCAACTGATTCGTCTTCAACGCCAGAAGCATTCAGCATATCACTGTTGTTCAGTGTTAATACTGCTATAACTTTTCCGTTAGCTCCTAATTTTGCAAAATGTGCCATATTTATCTCCTATTATATTTTAGTTTTTGTTAATTGTAAATCCATAATTTTTATTGGAATTTATATCTTATTACTACTATTCCTGAACCGCCAGATGCTCCAACACCTGTAGGTCCTGATGAAGCCCCACCTCCTCCAGTATTAACAGTTCCAGAATTAGCAGGAGTAGATCCTCCACCACCAGCTCCACCTTGACCAGGACTTCCAGTAGCTGCTCCTCCACCTGCAAAATATCTTCCAGGAGCTGGTCCTGGTGTACCATAAGATGGACTTGTTGGGCCAAAAAATGCTGTTGCTATTGGTGAACCTACTCCTCCATTACCAGCAGCTAGCCCTGGACCTCCATTTTGTCCTACAGCACCAGCACCACCTCCTCCTCCTCTAGCATCAAATGAAGGTCCAACATGTTGACCTTGTCCTCCATTATTTCCTTGAGATGGACTTGTTGGTGGTGTATTTCCAGCACCACCTGGATATATAGTGCCATCTCCAGGTGCATTATAACTTCCACCACCACCCGATCCTCCAGACCCTCCAATTATCTTTGTAGGACCTGCTGGTGGTTCTGAAGCACTTCCACCACCTCCACCTCCTGTAGATGTAATAGTTGAAAATACAGAAGAATTTCCTTGAATTCCTCTTGGTGAACAAGGAGCAGATGGTCCAGGTGAACCTGCCCCTCCACTTCCTACTGTTATTGGATAAGATTGTGCTGTGACTGGTATTCCTGTAGTTGTAGGACTTGGATAATTTTGACGATATCCTCCTGCTCCACCACCCCCACCAGATGCTCCACCCCCACCCCCACCTGCTACTACTAAATATTCTACTGAAGTTGAACCAGAAGGCTGCCCTGCATTTGTTACCGTAAAAGTACCAGGTCCTGTAAATACGTGAGTTTTAAAATCTCCACATGTTAAAATTGTTCCACCTGTTGCTACAATAAAAGGATTTCCAGTTACATTAGAAGTTGAATCTTGAATATTT